CGGGCAGACGCGAGCGCGGAAGCGTGGGCCTCAGTCGCGCGAGGTAGAGTTCGCCTGGGTCGATGGTGTCGACGCTAGCCAGATCAACCGAGACGACCCGGTGCCGGACTACGTCGCCCGCAATGTCGGCGGCGATCCGATCGCTTCGGTCCGCGACTCGCTCTACCTGATGGACAGCGTGATAGGGCGGCAAGGCGGGGCGCTGCTTCCGGTGGTCTACTTCGCCCGCATCCCCACCGACAGCGACGAGGAGCAGACGAACAACCCGAGACACTTTGTCTACGGGCGGATCACAGGCTCAGCCACTCGGAGCAACATCCTCGGAGACGAGGAGCGAACCGACCTCGACCGACTCAACACGATCACGATCGCCGAGATCATCTAGTGGGCTTCAACCTCTCCCAGCTCATCGGACGGGATCTAGTCTGGCTTCTCGACTTCACCTACGCCGGGCAGATATTCCGGCTCGCTCGGGGCTTCGAAACCTACACCGACGAGGACGGCGAAGATCACGAGTATCAGCCGGGGCTGGAGTGGGGCGGCACGCTAGAGGACGAGATCGATCTGCTCTCCGACGCGCCGAGCCCGAATCAAGTAGGGCTGACTCTCCACCTCGGAGATCTGATCAACGTCCCCGAGCGGGTCGCCCTAGGTCACGACCTCGCAGCCGCAACGGGCAAGCTCTACCTCTGGGCGCGCGGCACCACAGAGCGGCAGCTACTCATCGACGGGCGGGTACTGGATCCGCAATACGGGGCAGCCCATCAACCGGTCACGCTCTCGATCGAAGAAGCACCCTTCGACGACCTCGCCTTGTTCCCGCCTGCGACCGCGCAGATCAACGCGACGACCTGGGCGGCGCACGTGGACGGCGTGACCGAGGAGCGCTACCCCTGGATCTTTGGAGCTCCGGGCGGCGGCAGCACCTACGGATCACCGGGGCTCTGGGTCGACAACGACAAGCTACTGATCGCAGGACACCCGAAGACCGGAGGGGCTGACGTCCACGTCTGGAATACGAGCAAGCTCGACATCGGCGGAGCGTCGGGATCGCTTGCTGTGGCAGTCGAGGCGGACGGGCTCGGGCGGGAAGTGACGACGGTAGACATCGGCACCCTTAGCAACGTCGAGGAATCGGACGAATACTGGATCCAATGGGACGCAGCCGACGCGACCGGACAAGCCGACCACGATCAGACAGCGATCCTCGGGGCCGGCTCGGTGCTCCGCTTCATGCTAGAGCAGTCGGATGTTCGGTGGGACCGTGGGCGCATCGCTGCGATCATCCCAGCCCTCAACCTCTACCGCATCGACGCAGCCGTCGTCGTCGGCCCAGGAGCCCGCTTCTCCCCGCTCGCGTGGGTACAAGAGCACCTGTCCCCGATCCTCCCGATCTCAGCACGACAGGGCGAGCACGGGCTCTATTACTCGCTCTTCCACTACGACGCCGAGATCACCGCAGCCGTCGCCAAGATCAGCGTCGAGCGCGGCGATGCGGTGCGCGAGGGTGCGGTGAGCTACTCGCCCGTCGACTCGATCGCGAACGAGATCCGCCTGAGCTACGCGCCGAACGCGAAGGACAACAAGAGCACTGCGCTGTTCGTCCTGACTGGCGACGACGACACCCTGGCGACCGAGGCGGGCTCGGTGAGTAATGCGCCCTGCCGGGTGAGCCGGGATCGGTTCGGGCTTCGGGTGCTGGAGTTATCCACAGATGTAATTTACGACAGCGGCACGGCAGGCCGGATCTGCTCGTGGCTGTCCTCCGCTTTCGCGCTCCCGTCGAGGACGATCGCGTATGTCGCCGCCCCGGAATTCGGACACCTAGAGCCCGGCGATGTGGTAACGATAAGTGACTCGGAGATCTACCTAGACGAGCTTGTATGTCTGGTCGACTCGGTGACGTGGACGGAGAGCGGCTCAGTCGGTCTAGTCCTGAGGGCGATTGATAACCCGGCTCGCGAGAGCTTCGGAGGATAGACGATGACAGCCCAGACCGAACACCGGCTCAAGATGGCCCTCTGGCTGGTTCCAATCATCTTCTCGGCGGGCTCGCTCTACTCCGTCGTGACCGTGGGCAACGCCGACGTAACAGAGCGAGTCGAGCAGATCGAAGAGGGGCTGAAGATTCACTCGGCACTCAAGGCGCACCCGGTGACCGAAAGCCGGATGGATCGGATGCTCGTCGAGCAGCTAGAGATCCGAAAGACGCAAGCCGTTCAGGCCTCCAACATCTCTGCGATCTGTCAGGCAACCGGCGCGCGGTGCAAGTGAGATGCTACGTCGGGGGAGCACGGGGCCGAACGTCCGAGCGTGGCAACAGTTCCTGATCGGAGCAGGCCACCTCCCGGCACACTCCGATGATGGAGTCTTCGGGCCGATCACCGAGCAAGCCACCCGCCACTATCAAGCCGCCGAGGGCTTCCCTGCAACCCAGGTCGACGGCATAGCCGGACCACTCACCCTAGGCTCAGCGCACGGGCAGGGCTTCGACGGACACGCCGAGGATCACGACCTAGTGCGGATCACCGCCGATGGGCTCGGGATAGACCCCGACCTGATGCGAGCGTTTGAGGTCGTCGAGAGCGGAGGCCGGGCGAACGCGGTTAGGTTTGAGCCGCACATTGCACGGCGCAAGATGGGCGAGCGCGCCGCCGAGATCCCGTACACCCCGAAGAGCAGATCGCAGCGGTGGTCGGTCGTCCGCACCGAGACGAGCCGGGGCGCATTCGATCGAGCCCTGGCGATGAACGAAGATCAGGCATGGCGGCAGGCAATGATCGAGTCTGCGAGCTGGGGTCTGTTCCAAGTGCTCGGCTCGCACCTGATCGAGATGTTCGGGGATGATTCGGTAGCAGCCTTCGACGCCGATCCGAGAATCATCTCCTTCGCCCTCGTCGCCGCCTGGTTCAGGTCGAACCCGCAGGCACTCCGGGCAGCGAAGGCAGAGGACCTGCGGAAGCTTTGTAGGCTGTTCAATGGGCCGGGACAGGTCGACGCCTACGCCGGGAAGCTCAGCTCGGCACTAATCAAGATCAGGGCGACGGCGTGACGCTGCGCTGCCGGAAGATCACCACCCTACTTGGGATCGTCGCGGTCGGCTCTGCGCTCGTCCTCATCGCGACCTGCTCCGAGCCCGGACCGACGAAGCCACCCACCCCGCCCGAGTCTCTCTACCAACCCGCAGGAGGATAAGACATGCCGCTACGACTACAATCAAGGAAGCTCTGGATCACGATAGGGATCATCCTACTCGTCGCCGTCTCCGACCTAATCGGATCACCCCTCGACGCTGCCAGCCTGGAAGCTGTGATCACGATGGGCCTCGGCCTACTCGGCGCACAAGGGCTCGTCGATACTGCCGCAGCATTCTCGGCAGGCAAGAAGATCGCCGAGGTCGTCGAAGAGGTGAAGGGGGCCAGCGATGAGTAAGTCCCTGAGCCGACAGCAGAAGCGGATCGACGCTGCCGCCTTCCTTGAGAAGCACCACGACCCGATCGCTATCATGCTGATCGGAGTCGTCGCGGACCTCACCGCAGAGGTTGAAGGCATGCGGAACTTTGAGCAGGACGCGGCCTATGCTGCGGAGCTCTCCTACCGACTATCGCGACTCATGCCGGGCGATGCTCTGGCCCGTGAGATCGCTCGCGTCGTCGTGTTCTTCGTCGCGCTCCTGGCGGTCGGTGTCTATCGTCACGCCTCCCAGCGGATGTTCCGTCGTGAGAAGCGACTCGACCGGCTAGAGCGCCGCATGATCGACAAGGGTCCGAAGATGATCGCGGCTCACCGGAAGCACCTAGAGCGCCGGATCGCGAAACTCTCCGCAGCCTAGCCTCGGAGCCAAACAGCCTCGCGGGACCGCACGCCCGCCCGCGTTGTCTTGGTCGATGCTAGCGGCTCAAACGGTAGCCACCTCGCGCCCTCCTGTTCGCACGCGATGACCTGCCCGCATCGCTGCCGCACCCACGACCCAAGATCTCCGTAGTCAATACCAGACGAGCCCATCCTGTAATATTTCCCAGCCACCTCATAGGGCGGATCTATAAACCACGACGCAGCCCACCAAACTGGGCAGTCCCGATAGGATCCCTCGTGGATCTTCCAGTGCCGGATCTCTTCGACTTGTCCGGCTATTGTCTGCCGCACCCGATCACCCCAGAACGAGCCAGGGCGCAGCCCGTCCCGCATCCATCTTGACGGAGACTTGCAAGGCTTCGTCGTCGCCCGATTCAGCCAGAATCCGATC